TCCTACAATAAGGATTTGTGTCTTACTTGGTCTAAGACCTCCGTACATAGGAGCAGTTCCGTAGAAATATTCATAAAGAACGAGTATAAAAATTCCGATAACAATAAGTGTCATCAATGACAACAGAATTGTACGAATATCCATTATTATATTAGAAAGTGTATTTGTTTATCTCTTGCCCCGAAGCATCTACTGTGGATAACTTAACGTTGTATCCTCCTGCGTTTTGTATGGCAGAAACAGCAGCAGCAGTAGCAGAAGTGGCAGCAGCAGGTGGACCTGCGTTATAGAAGGCCATAGCATCTAATGGTGTTAAAGCGCGTCCATAAGCATATAATCCAGCAAGGTTACCTGAGTATCCACCGTTGCCCATTAATGTCATATCACCGGAGGCAGATATTGGGACACCAGGTAACAAACATGAACGAACGAGCATACCATTTTGGTAAATATCAACATTGCGTCCACTTACAGATAAAGAAACGCAGAACCAAGTTTGAATAGGAATGTTCTTGACTTTACAAGTGAATTTATCGTCGGTAGCACTTCCATCAGAACCAACAGGAGAAGGAACTGAACTTCCAGAAGCACCTGAAGCACCAGACATAACATTCACAAGAACATCAAGGTCATTTTCTACAGAATTAATGAATACATGAGGATTGGCAGCGCCTTGAGAACCAAGTAAAATTACATCTTTGGGTTGACCAAACTTGTAGTTAAAGTCCTGGACATACATCCACCACTGAATACCGTAATTAGCACCTGAAGTTCCAGCAGCAACAGGAAGAGATGAACCTGGAACAACAACACCATTGCCAGAACTTGCAGTAGTTGGATTTACACCAACAGAAGGAGTTAAGTTTCCGGTAGAAGAACCACCAGTTGCACCTGAATAAATGAAGTAAATACCGTAGGCGATAAGTGCTACACCCAAAGTGTAAATAATAAACCATGTTAGACGCGTTGTAAAAGGATCAGTTGAACGAAAAAAGTAATAATAAGCGAGTCCCAAAACAACAATAAATACAATTGTGGAAGTAATTACCCAACCATTTTCAATAACAGTAATTGAAAAACCATTGCTAGGACCAGTAGTAGGAGTTACTACTGCTGGAGCTGCAGGAGTAGAAGTTGTAGTAGTCCCTGTGGTTGAAGCCGCAGTACTAGCACTTGAGGAAGATGAGGAACTCATTATTATTGATAGAAGAGGTAAAAACGGAACAGGAATAATCTAAAAGGGTAGTAGAGTAACTGTTATGTCTTCTGTTATACAAACAATATTCTGTAATAATTGCGGTCAAAAAGGTCATACCTTTCGAGATTGTCCAGAACCAATATTATCGTGTGGAATCCTTCTTCTGAGAGATTTACATTCTCCAGATAAACCTTCTTGTCTTCCGATTCCTCCAGACCAACTGGAAATACTAATGGTAAGGCGGAAAGATAGTATGTCCTATACTGACTTTATACGTGGTAAATACGATCCTGATGATAGAAAGTATGTTGAAACCCTGCTTGAACACATGACACAAACAGAGTGTCATCGTCTTCGAACAGAAGAGTTTGAAAGTTTATGGTCTAGATTATGGAACAACTCGGATCGTTATGATCACGAAATGAAGTTATCTAAAGAAAAGTTTCAAGCTGTTCAAAAGATCATAGAAAATCAAATTCCAGTTTATGTTGAACCAGAATGGGGATTTCCAAAAGGTCGTCGTGCAAAATGTGAAAGCGATCAAGTTTGTGCTGAAAGAGAGTTCAATGAAGAAACCAATATTCCTAGATCTGCTTATACCATTGTAAATGGACTACAATTACAAGAAACTTTCTACGGAACAAACGGTATTCGCTATCGTCATAAATACTTCGTAGCCGTCCTAACCAATCCTATAATAATTGATATTCATCAAAGATTCACCCTAATGCAAAGACGTGAAATATCTGCTATTGGATGGAAAACGTTATCAGATTGTATGGCTCTGACTCGTCCTCAGTATACCGAACGTCTTCAACTCCTGAATGAACTTTCTCATCTTGCGGAAATCGTTGAAGTTCGTCTTCCGAAATAATAATAAGATGGCTATATTCGCAATTGATAGTTCTCGCGAAGTAATGATGCTTTTTGGAATTGGAGCAGGAATATATGCATTTTTCTTTTTACTAGGATACGGATTTTCAAGTGCTGCTACCTTTTATGACTGTGGAAAGATAGATCCATCAACAAATGCTAAACAAGGTGCTATCTGGGCAGTGTATCCGACATTGGCATGGTTTTTGATTCGAAGTTTTGAAATACTTCGTCAATACTTTGATCGTTTTTACTTGATGTTTGATTCGAATGTAGAAATGGCAAGATGGGTTTCTGTGGGTTATGTCATAACTCTCGGTTGTATAGTTGGTATTTACGGTCTTGTATATAACTCCAGCAAGATTGTATGTATACCCAATATTGATGAAGTAGCGAAGTTCAAACAGGATTTACTGGACAAACAAAAGGAACATGATGATACAATTAAAGCCGCACAAGAATCAACTCCTGCAGTTACGGTTGTATCAAAAAGTGGACAATCAAGTAAGAAGCAATCGCAAGAAGAATAATCCACCACCATAGAGGGAATACAGTAGCACCACGACGTCCAGTACCAAATTCACGGATTTTTCCTCCATCAAAGACGAGAGCAGGTCTAAAATATAAAAGTGCTGAAACTAAAAAGAGGTAAATAGTGACCATCCAAATGCGTGGATCGCTATCTAAATTCATTGTATGAAGTGTGTATTTTATTTACGCCGTTCATACAATGACAGCATTCGTTCTGCCTAATAGAAAGGCATTTGCTGACTATATTGCCAGAATTTACTTAAAATATCGAACCAATCCTTCTTCTGATGATGAAGGAGTGGATTTATGTATTCAACAATCAACTTCCAAAACAACTCGGGAACTTTTACCTTATCAAAAACTTGTTCGTGATTACCTTTTATTAGAAAGTCCCTATCGTGGTCTCCTTGTCTATCATGGATTAGGTTCAGGAAAAACATGTTCTGCCATTGGTGTAGCAGAATCTCTTCTTTCAACCAAAAAAGTATTTATTTTACTTCCTGCCAATCTTCAGAGCAACTTTCGTCAGGAACTTCGTAAATGTGGAGACCCTATTTATATGCAAAATAATTTCTGGGAAACAAGACCTCTTCGTTCGGAAGCAGATAAACAACCAGCACTTGCTATGGGAATCTCCGATGAATTTTTAAAGAAACAGGGACGATACTTTGTAACTGTTCCAAACCAACCATCAAACTATAATGCTCTTCCGATGGATACACGAAAAGGAATTGATGCACAAATTGAAGATATCATTGATTCTAGATACACGTTCATAAACTATAATGGTTTGAACAAAGAATCTGTAAAAATAATTGTTCCAGAAGAAGATGCTACAACTTCGACAACATTTGATAATAGTGTAGTCATCATTGATGAAGCACATAACTTGATGTCTCGTGCGATTAACAAATCTGATATTGGTCGTCGTTTATATGATGCCATCTACTATGCAAAAGATTGTAAAGTTGTTGCTCTTTCAGGAACACCAATCATTAACAGACCAAACGAAATTGCCTTCATGTTAAACTTGTTACGTGGTCCAATTGAACGAATTGTCATTCCTGTCAAAGAAATGCCAACATGGGATGAAGCAGGAATGAAGAAGTTTTTCAAGGCATTACCTGAAGTGGATACCGTAGAATTCAATAGTGTAAAGAGAACTATTCAAATTACCCGAAATCCTCCTCACTTTAAATCAGTCTATAATGAAGCAGGTGATAGAATAGCGGTCAAGTATGACGAAACGGTTACCTTCAAAACACCAGGAGACTGGGTGGAAACCTTGCGATCATCGTTTGCGTCTACTTTTCCAGGTGGAGTTCTCGCAAGCCGTGAATACATTCAACGGGAAGTCTTAGAATGTTTACCTACCGACTTCTCCGAGTTTGTAAATACCTTCGTCGATGGTCTTGATGTAAAGAATGCTGTTCTTTTTCAGAAGCGTATTCAGGGTTTAGTTTCCTATTACAAGGGAGCAGATGAACGCATGCTTCCTAAACGAATTGATGATGACAAAATGTTGGAAAAAATTGAAATGTCCGATGAACAATTTAACCGATATCTCGAACTTCGTTGGACAGAAATCAAAATAGAATCAAAAAAGTCTATGAAAGGTCCAGGTGCTTTAAACGAAAATCTTTCGATGTATCGCGTTCTTTCTCGTTTAGCATGTAACTATGCAGTTCCTTCTGAGTTTCGTGGAAACTTTGACGGTCAGCAATTAACAGAAGACGATTCTGATGAGAGTAAAGTAGATGTTTTGGGAAAGTTAAGGGCAGAACCAGACAAGTATCTTCGTGATGAAGGATTGAAAACGTATTCACCAAAACTTCGTAAGATGTTAGCAAATATCAAAGAAACAGGAAATGTCAATCAACTGATTTATTCAAATTATCGTCAAATTGAAGGTCTTGGTGTTATTTCTGCAGTTTTAGATGCGAACGGATGGCAACAATATAAGTTGGTAAAGACCGACGGAAAATACGCAGAAGATCCTTCATTGGATCCTAAGAAACCTGCGTATGCTTTTTACACGGGCGAGGAAAGTAAAGATTTGAAGGAAATTATGCTTTACATATTCAACGAAGATTACAATACCTTACAACAAATCTATCCACAACATGTTCAAACTATCAAGGAAAGTATTCTAAAACGAGGAGGTCAAAAGATGCTTTCTATTCTTATGATTACCTCTTCAGGAGCAGAAGGTATTAACTTGAAAAATGTAAGACGCATTCATATAGCAGAACCACACTGGAATCCAGCACGAACAGATCAAGTTATGGGTCGTGGTATTCGTCTTTGTTCGCATGCTACCAAACAAGTATTGGGACCAGGTGGAACAGTCAATCTTGAAGTTGTTCCTATAGAAGACCGAACAATTCGTATTTCGTTCTATTTATCAGTCTTTTCAAAATCACAAGAATCGTCTACCACTGCTGCTAATATTGTTGCTATTCGTCGTAATGATACACAGGCACGCAAATACGATATGAAAGACTCTGGACGTGCTCCCGATGCATTTATGACCACTGATGAGTTTTTATACGAAGTTTCGTATGAAAAAGAACGAATTACTGCAGGTATTACTCGTTTAATTAAACAGGCAGCAGTTGATTGCGAAATTCATCGTAAACTTCATAGTCGTGAAAAACCTGTTCTTCATTGTCTTCGTTTTGATAGCACAACCAAAGGCGAAGATTTAGCATTTAATCCAAATATTAAAGACGATGATACCGATCAGTCGTATTTACGAAACATCATAAAACGATCAAGAAGATTACAAAAAGTAAAAATCAAGGACTTTGTGTTCTTAATTGATGCAGATACACACGATGTATTTGATGAATCTGCTTTTGGAGATAATCAAAGACTACTTAAGATCGGAGTTCTTAAAAAGGATAAAATTCAATTCTTCACTTATGAATAATATGAGACCTACGCGTAGGCAAAATAAAAGCAAGCGTGGGACATTTCGACGTAAATATAGGGGTGGTTCTGCTCTTGAAGCAGTTGTCGCATCCCAAAAATTAAAACCAGTCATTATCAACGCTCAAAGTAAGTTTATTGTAGCAACATACTGGTGGGGTCGTGGAAACTTAAACAAGAACTATCTTCGCTTTACGAGTCCTCAAATTGAAGAAGCTAAAAAGGCTGGAAAACCTTATACTTACATGTGTACTGGTGATATATACGATATCATTAAAGATGAAATCCTTGATGAAGTAGAAGATGAAATTGAAGAAGAAGAGGGAGAACGTCGTAGACTTACAAAACCAGAAGCAGCAAAAATACTTGAAAAACCTGAAGTAAAAGACAAAATCAGTAAACGAACTAATGAACGTGTTGCTAAATTACGAACAGAAGGAATGGTTGTTCAAGAATCAATCAAGTTTGAAGAGATGATTGAAAACTGGAAGAAATCATTGGAAAAGATTGGTTGTAACTATTTAGTCCAAGAATATCCAGATCTTGCTAAACCTGGTGGATACCAACTTGCTATTAACATGAAACCTCTCTTCATTATTGAAGCATTAAAAGTTGCACAAGGTCGTGGTATTCTTTACATTGATGGAGATATGACCATCAATCGTTATCCAGATATCTTCGATATGCCATATGTAGACTTTATGGCTCGTGGTTGGAATGTAGATCCTCGTGCGTCTATCAAGTATATGAAAGATGTATGTTTTGATCCTTATATCTTCGAGACTTCAGGGGGAACTATGTTTTTCGCACAAACTGCAATGTCAGGTTACCTTTTAAATAAATGGGCTAAAGTATCAGCATTACCTGAAAATGCTGGTAAGGCAGATGATCGTATTTTATCTTTGGTATTCACCGTTCTTCGTGAACAAATACCTCTTTCTTCTATTCAACTCCCCATTGAATATCTATGGTTAACTGATGCCTACCATTTCCAAGATCCAAAAGATGTTGATGAAAAGCGAATTTATATTGAACATCCTGCTTGTTTAACTGCAGAAGAAGCAGCACGGGAACAGGGAGCTGCTAATTCACGCGAACCTCCACATTACGAACAAGTTATTTCAAATGTTTATAACTGTCAACAACCTGGAGGTATTTTCTACGAATACATCTTCTTCTATGAACGCCGTTTTGTAGAATCATTTGCTCCTTACCTCAAATACCTCCGACGTGCCAAAAACAACGCAGGTAAACCATTCTTTAATATTGTTGATTTTGATGACAAGTATGGACCATATAACAAGATTGCGTACAAGAATATGGAAGCAGCAAATAGAGTTGAAAATGTTCAAGAACATAAAGTCGTCAAACTTCCACAAAACACAGATATTCCAACAATTATAGCAACTCTTAAGAAAGGTTCAAGTGTAGTATTAGGTGATTTCCGTGGTCAATTTATTCAAGGTTGTGATTTGATCGCAAATAACATAGCTACAACTAAAAACGCACTTTATCAACGAGATATTAAAATAGATGTAACAAAACCTATTTATTTCAACTTTGAAAATCCTGTTTTAATTCATCTCTTGATGATGTGCGAAAAATTGGAAGATTTAAATGTTCATTTCCATCAGAGTTTCTTATTTGCTACTCGTCTCCGTTGCTTATGGACAAAAACGGATCGATAAGGTATCGGGAAATAGGGAGAACAGACAAACAAAATGACGTTCATGAAAACAATCGAAAATCCTTTAGAAATCCATTATCAAAAACTTGCGGCTGCAGTAAATATTGCCCCGCCAGTTTATGAAACGAACAATACTACATATATGGTTATGGAGTATATTGACGGTATGACATTAGCAGAAAAATACGGAACAGATCCAGAAGATTTACCAAACTGGGTATGGGACCAAATTAAGTTTATATTACGCACATTAATCGAAAAATGTAATTTAGAATATGTAGATATATCGCCATATAACTTCATTGAGAAGAGTGGAGTTATATGGTGTATTGATTATGAACACGCTAAACCTTACCGAGGTAAAATCAGTAATTGGTTCTTAAAAGATTTGCTTACAAAAAAGAATTTAAAAGAATGGAATCCAGATTATGCTTAATCAGTCTTTGCTAATACAGTTTCTAAGAAATCGTCACACACTTTAGACCAAGGACGATTTTTTGCTAAGTTAGTACACTTTTCAGAAGTTTCACGACTGCACATACTTAATGCTTTTTCCATTGCAAGAGCAACAGATTCAGCAGAGGCAGTGCTTTCAGTTAAACCAACACCAGCAGTCATTTGAAGATAAGAATAATGTTCAACTGGAACTGCTACACATGTTTCAGGTGTCATAAATGCTTTGTAGCAATCTAAATCAATAACAACTTGAGGAGCACCTGTTGCCATATGTTCTAATTGACATAAACCAAAACCTTCACCTGCAGATGTGTTAATACCAACATCGGCAGCATTATAGAGTTGATTGACTGCTTCATCGTTGAAGTAAGCATTAGGAGGTGTAGTATCAACGATAGTTACACGTGTTCCGTATTTGAGATTGTCGAGACCGAGAAGTTCTAATTCGTTCAAGTAAATTTGAAGAGGTTGGTAGAAAGCACCTGCTTCAGGTTTTACACCTGTAACTAAGAGAAGATGGTAAGGAGCATCTGGAAACTTCTTGAGAAGACGAGTAAATGCCATGATAGTTAAATCAAGACGCTTGCGTTGAGAGTTGCGGTTCATATTTAAGAAGACTTTGTCTTCAGGTTTTAAGTTCAAGTTTTTACGAATACCTGCTCGTTCACCATCAGATAATGGTTTGAAGACAAGAGGATCTACACCGTGTTCTAAAACATCAATTTTGATGTTAGGTGTAGTGATACGAGTTAATAAATACTTTTTCCATTCTTCAGTGAAGCAGATGATGCGATCACTTGCGTTTTCAATATTACGGAGAAGGTTCATATCAGCACCCTTGTATACTTGATCAAGGTAGACCCAGAGTTTCCATGACTTAGGAGTATCTTTGAGTTGTTGAATGAATTGGTGAATGACGATGGGATCGTTGTAGATCATGATGATGTCTGGATTGACGGTATCTACGTATTCCTTGAACTTGTTGAAACCGAAACCTTGTTCTTTTGGGTCTTCATTGGCAGCAGCATCATATTGAATGATTCCAGAAATAGGACGTGCAGGAGCAGGAAGACGAGCAGGTGTGCGTTGAAATCCAAAGTGGAAGATTTTGATGAGAGGTTGAAGAGTTCCTAATTGTTTGAGAAGATTGTAAGAAACCTTAGAGTATCCAGTAACTTGTTCGGTGTGAGTTGAAACCAAGAGGAATCGGATAGGAGCCATTTTGTATGTATCCTTTTCTAATGTGTAAATATAATGGCAGAATATCCACCAAACCCAACACAGTTTGGAGGTCCTATTTTTGAAAGTCAGCAAACTCGTTTTAAGAGTGCTTCAGAAGTCACTACCATGAAAAAACGAACAGCAGTAAATAACTATTATAGCAATTACCCAGCAGCACAGAAGTCTGCATATGCTTCTACTTACACTACTTTCAAGGCAGGGGCAGTTTACAATGCAGTCGTAGGTACAAAAGGTGTATCATGGAATCCTACCTGTTGTACCAACACTAACGGGTTCGTCCAAGCAAATAACTCAATTCTTTCACCTACAGGTGAAAAAGCAACTCCTAATATGATGGTTGCCAATAAAGCAGTTATCAACAATCCTCAATAATATGCCAGTCCAGGAGCGTGTGTACTTTCTTTCATTTTTGGTATTTTAGTGTATTCTGAAAATCTGTCCATGAAAGGAACAGCAGGAATTGGATAAAGTTCAGTTATGGAATTACTCTTCGTCATAGTCTTTGCTATAACTCGTCGTGTCTGTGTCCCAATCCAGTCGTATCCGAAGCGAACGCTCATATACGAATGAATTAATACTGCTATAACGAGAATTCCAATGATAATATACGGAAGGTGCTTATACATTATTCATACCATATAACATAATATGCCAGGTGGACTTGTTCAATTAACAGGGTTCGGTGCCCAAAATGTTTTTTTGAATGGAAATCCGTCTATGACCTATTTTACGAAGATGTATAAACGCCATACCAATTTTGCTATGGAACATTTTCATTTACCTCCAAACAGTATAACTGATACGAATCTTCCTATTGCAGGAAATAAGACCTTTCGTTTCAAAGTTCCCAGATACGCCGATATGCTTCACGATTGTTATTTGTGTGTAGACATACCAGATATTTGGTCGCCCTTAGTGGAAGTAGATCCAACAACCCATCTTGCCAAAGAGTTTCAGTTTCAGTGGATTCGTAATCTCGGTTACAATATGATTCAACAGGCATCTATTAACTTGAACGGAACTCCAATTGTGACTATGACAGGTGAATGGATGAAAATCGCAAGTTATCTC